TACTAATTCAATTCCTGCAATTTTGTGAACTTTACCTTCAGCGATTGAACCATTACCACTGAAATCAACATTCACTGCGTTTGTAGCGTTTGCTAATTTGTAGTATTCTTCCAATCTCATAAAGCATTTTCTGCCTTCTGAAGGAACATAATTTGCATCAAGTTCTTTAGCCGCCGCAAAGATTGCATCAATCATTGCATTAGCCGCAGTAGCATCTGTAGAAGATGCGATACCTGTGTTAGTTATGTTAGTTGTTGCGTCTCCGCCTGTAACACTAGCTGATGCTAGTGATGCTTGACCGATTGTTTGTAAGATGTGCTTATCTTTTTGAAAAGCCAATGCTCTTCCCATTTCAAGTGAGTAAGCATTTCTTACGTCCCAATGCGATTTAGCTTCCTCAATATTCGATACGAATACAGAAGATATTAAAAGGTCATTAATTGTAATAACCTTTTCGTTTGCGTTAACATCTGAACCTGTAATTTCAGTTCCAACTGCGTGATATTCAGCCGCAATTCTGCCCAAAACTGGGAAGGTTGCGCTTTTTCCAGAAGATATACTTCTAGTCATATCTGCACCTGCTGTTCTTGAAGTTCTATCAAATGAAGTAATTACTTCACCTGCGAATACTTTTAGAAACAGGGCATCATCACGAGTTCCACCAGAATTAGCATTTCCAAATTTAACTGGACTTGCGTTTGCCATAGTAGTTCTCCTTTATTTATGACGTTTGTTTATAAAAGCCTCTTCAATAAAGTTATTTAGTCAAGATTGTCCTCCGCAGAGGGTCAAGTTATTTGGCTAAATTAAAGTTGGCAGTTGCCACGCATTAGCGTTGCACAACTATTGTTTGTTTTTCAACATTTCTTGATATTTCTTTTTTTGGTCATCAGAAGCTACACCTGATTTTACCATAGCTTCTAAATTTTTAAAGTTCCTGCTGTTGATGTTTGTTTTAGCAATACTCATTGCACTATCATCTGAACCCATGCACATAATTATTTTTTATTTTTTGGTTTAACCTTTGGTTTAGTTTTTGGTTTTGTTTTGTACTTTGTCATTTCTTTCCTTTAATGTTTTTTCTGTTATTTTATCTAATTCAAAAATTGCAGATTTTGCATGAACTAATTTATCAAATTGTGTTTTTAAAGTTTTAATAAAATTATCATGGTCTGCAACACCTACAGCTTTTTGTAAAAACGTATCAATAACGGCAGTGCTTTCAGCTATTTCTGCATCATACAATTTTCTTAATGCTATTATCCACATATTAAAGCTCTGATTTAGAAAGTTTTTCTTTTACTAAAGATTGATACGCAGGGTCTTTTTGATACCTGTCATCACTCATAGCTCTTGTAACTTCAGCCCAAGACTTATAACCATCTTGTCCTGTGATTGTACCTTTGCCTTCTACAAGACTTGGTTCATTACCATTTGCACTTTCAAATTTGGCTTTCAATCCTGCTATTGCTAACTTTGCAGTTTCAACATCTTTTGAATTAACTGCTGTATTGTAAGCAACCTTTTCTTGTTCGGTCATATTATCTGCCGCCCATGAAGTCATTTCATTATAAGCATCATTGCCACCTGCTATTTCTTTTAATGAACTAGCTTGTTGGTCAGCTAATGCTTTTTGACCTTCAATAAATTGATTTACATAATCTTTAGGTATACCTGCTTTCTCTAAAGCATCATACGATTTAGCATCTAGTTCACCTTTTTCTGCATATTCAGCAGACAGAGTTTCCATATTTAACCCTGCGGTTTCAACTGCTTTTTCAGCTATTTCTAAATCATTTTTTGATTCAGTTTTAGTTTCATTTTCTTTTAAAGTAGCTTCTTTTGAAGGGTCTACTTCAGAAGTTTGTTCACCAAGTTTCTTTTCTAATTCTGAATATGACTTTGCTAAATCTTCAACACTGTTAAATTTTTCAGGTAAGCCTTCAGGTTTACTTTGTGTGGACTTTTCTTCTACTGGCTTTTCGCTAGTAGTTTCTTCTTCTTTATTTATTGTTACTTGTTCTACCATATTTCCTCTTTATTATTGTGGTTTAGTTACATTGTTAGCGACTTGCGGAATAGCTTTCTCTGCCATTTGCATCATTTGCTGTTCTTGCATTTGTTCTTGTTGTGCCGCTTGTTCTTGTGCTAGTTGCTCTTGTGATTTTAATAGACCATCTGTATCTATCCCTAAACCAATAGCGATACGTTTTATTAAATCATCAGGGTTTAACGCCTGTACAACTTGCGGATTTATTTGTGCAAGATTTCCTATCTCTGCAACAAATTCTCTTAATTTTTGTAAATCATTACCTCTACCTAATGCTTCAATACCAGTTATGATAGTTGGTTGAACTGTACCTTTAGGTAGTTTTGGAATTTCATTTGCTTGTTCCATTCTTTTCATCAATATAGAAACTAATGGAAGTTGAAACTCTTGAGATAACAATGAATATATACCACCCATAGCAGTTTCTAATTGTTCTGCCATGTATCTAATTTCTTGTGCTGTTACTCTTTCTGCATCTCTTTGTATAGCTGTGTGTAATAAGAATGCGTAAGACATTCTTTCTTCTAATTTAGCAATAGATTTTTCTACTACTTGTAAATCATATTGTTTTTGTGCTTGCAATACTGAAACATCATCTTGCGTTCCTGTAATAATATCACCATTTCTAGTTTGTGCTAAATCCTTTTTTCTAGTTACACTGTTAGGTCTAACCATAAATACTACTTTAGATGAAGCCGCCGCACTTTCTACAAGTGCTTGTGATAAACCTTCAAGAGATTTTAAATCACCTAAAAATTCTTCTACATATCCTCTGCCGTAATCTTCGTTGTCAACTCTTACCATTCTTAATGCTTGGTAAGGCATTCTATCTTTTTTAAAAGTACCTTCACTATCAGGAATTTTAATTCCGTTTACTTCTTGACACACATAAAATTCATTTTCATTTAATTTATAAATATGTGTATATAATTCTATATCATCATCTGTTTTATAATCTGGGTCTTGTATAACTTGTGCCGCTACTTCTTTACCTAAAGATAATATACTTGCTTTTTCACAAATAATTATTTCTAATATATTTCCTGAAGCATCTCTTCTAACTACATATTGAGTTAAAGGAAACACTCTCATGCTACCTTTTTTAGGTAAATAAGTTAATACGTTTCCACCAACTATTAAATGTTTTAATGCTTCAAATACTGAAACTCTTAATGCAAGTTGTTCAATTTTACCTGACACTTCTTTTTCTATTACAGACAAAGACTTTTCTATATCAGTCTTCATTTCTTTATTTTCTTCTAATTCTTTTTTAGCGTCACCTGTAATTGATAATCTAAAAAATGGGGAGTTTGGGGGAAGCAATAATAAAAGAAGTTTACTTGCTAAATTGTTGACACCTCTTGCACCAACTGATTGAAAGGGATTGTATAATTCACTTGATGATGTAAAACCTTCTGGTTTTATAAGTGATGGAATAGTTAGTTCACTGCATTCTTCAGCTCTATCTAAATAATGTTCTCTGTCACTTTGTAACTTATTGTATCGTTCTTTTGCTGTATTTGCTTTTTGTAAACTACCTGCGTATTCCATTTATTTATGGTGTTGTGTAAGTAGATATGTTTAAACCTGAAGAAGTATTTAAAGAACTTGTACCTGATTTCTTTACTTTCTTCTTTTTAATGTTTAAATCCTGTTCATTTGCCTTCATTAGCTCTGGTGCTTTCTCTGGAGCAACATCTTGTCTCACAGGTTGCGGAGCAGGTTTAGGAGCAGGAGGTGTAGGTGTTGACATACACATATTATTTATCAGCCCTTTCTTTAAGTGTGTTAATAAAATTTACTACGTCCCTTTGACCTGCTTTAAAATAAATAGTTTTACTATCATCTTTTAAATCAGGAGACTTTTCAGGGTAAACTTTGTTTAATAACTTAACTAAGTCATCAACTTTTTCAGGTAAGATTATATCTTCCATAATGTTTTTCATCTAAAAGTGTAAGATTACTCCCAAAGATTACCTGTTACAGTACCTTTGTTGTATTCAGTTGCCCTGTTTTCAAAGAAATTAGCATGTTCTACGCCATTTAATACCCAATCTAACCATGATAACGGATTGTCTTTTACACCATAATTAGGTTTTAAAGATAATTGAAGTAGTCTTCTATCAGCAATGTATCTAATATATTCTTTAACTTCATCAGCTTTTAATCCTCTAATACCACCCATAGAAAAAGCTAAATCAATAAACTTATCTTCAAGGTCAACCATATCTCTAGCTGTTTGATAGATACTTGCTTTAAATTTTTCTGTCCAAATATTTGGGTTTTCTTTTACTAACTGATGAAACAATTTAATCATGCTTTCAACATGGTGTGTCTCATCTCTGATAGACCAAGTTACTATCTGGCACATTCCTTTCATTCTTCCATATCTTTGAAAGTTAAGTAGCATTACAAATGAAGCAAACAACTGTAAGCCTTCACCAAACGCAGAAAAACAAGCCATCTCTCTAGCTAATCCTTCAATGCCCTTGCCTTTTGATGCAAATAAATATTCATGTTTGTCAGACATTTCTTTGTATTCTTGAAACGCTTTGTATTCTTTATCAGGTAAACCTATTGTGTCATTTAATAAAGAATAACTATGTGCATGGTTTGCTTCACTAGAAGCTATTGCAGATAACATCATTCTAACTTCAGGTGGTTTAAATTGTGGAATATATTTATCTAAATATGCTTGTGCTATATCTATATCTCCTTGTGTAAAGAATTTTAATATTTGTCCTATTAAATTTTTCTCTTCCGCACTTAATCTTTCATTCCAATCTCTTACATCTTCATGCAATGGAACTTCACTAGGTAGCCAGTGCATTTTCTGTTGCATATCGTATGATTGAAAAGCCCATTCATAATCAAATGGTTTGTAGTATGCTCTCTTCTTAAATAAACTCATATTAATAACTCAATTCCTTCTATTATAATTATAATTAATAACTCCACTGCTAGAATTGTGTGATACACAGTCCATAACACTGATTGTTTTACTTTTCTTTTACGTCTTTTCTTTCGTGGTTTATCAAAACCATCAAAAATACTATTGTCTGTCATTATTCACACGCTAAACAATCTGCTTCTGGTATGATTGTCCTTTCTACTTTTTTTGATACTAACTCTGCACGTTTAATTGCTTCACTTCTGCAATAGTACAAAGTTTTTATTTTTCTTTTCCAAGCTAACATGTGTATGTCATGTAACTCTTTAATGTTTACATCAGCAGGTACAAATACATTTACTGACTGACCTTGACACACATACTGTTGCCTGTCTGCCGCATGTTCTATTACCCATTGCTGATTAATTTCTATAGATGTTTTAAATGTATCTTTTTCATAATCAGATAATTCATCTAAATGTAATACTGAACCTCTTTGTGCTACAATAGATTGCCACACTGCGTCAGTGTTCATGCCTTTTTTCTCTAGTAACTTTTCTAAATATTTATTCTTAACTAGAAAAGAACCTGACATTGTTTTTTGTACATAAGCGTTAGCTCTGTATGGTTCTATTGATGGTGATGTAGTACCACAAATAATAGAAGATGTAGCATTAGGTGCAATAGCTAATAGATGTGCATTACGTCTACCTGTACCTTCCATGTCTGGTGCTTCACCTCTTTTAATAGCTAGTCTTTCACTTTCTTCAACAGCTTGTTCTTTTATTTTTCTAAATATTTTTAAATTCATAGCTTTTGCTAATGCACTTTCAAAAGGTATACCTTTAGATTGTAAGTATGCGTGGAAACCCATAGCTCCTAACCCAATACTTCTTTCACTAGCCGCACTAAACTTTGCTCTAAATACACTTTCAGGTGCATGTTCTATAAAATAAGTTAAAGCATTATCTAAAAATCTTACTAAATCAGGAATGAACAATGGTTCATTTTTCCACTCTTCATACTTCTCTAAATTAACTGAAGACAAACAACACACTGCTGTTCTATTTTCATTAGTAGGTAAAGTAATTTCAGTACATAAATTAGAATGATGTACTTTTAATCCTAATTTCTTTTGTGTTTCAGGCAATGCTTCATTAATAGTATCTATAAATGAAACATAAGGCTCACCAGTAGCAACTCTAGTTTCTAATAATTTTTGCCACAACTCTCTAGCTGATACAGTTCTAATTATTTTCTTTGTGTGAGGGTCAATTAAATTCCAACTGTCATCATAAGTAGGTTCAGCTATGCACTTTTCTATTAACTGCATAAAATCATCAGATATATTTATTGCATGATGTAGGTTAAGACATTTTCTATGTATGTCTCCGCCACTAGGTTTACGCATTTCTAAAAATTCTATTATCTCTGGGTGTGACATATCCATGTATGCCGCATAACTTCCACGCCTTGTTTTACCTTGTGAGAATGCAAGTATCTCACTGTCTACAACATGAAGAAAAGGTATTGAACCTGATGATTGCGAACCACCTGATGTACTTACACCATCACTTCTTACATGTCCCCAGTAACCACCAATGCCACCACCAATAGACGCTAACCAAGCATTCTCTGTGTAGTGTCCTGTTAATCCTTCTCTACTATCACCAACATAATTTAAAAAACAAGAGATAGGCATACCTCTGTTAGTACCACCATTAGATAAAATAGGTGTTGAATACATAAACCAAAGTTTACTAGCATAATTATAAATTCTTTCTGCCATTTCATCATTGTCTGAAAATGCTTTAGCGGCTCTCATAAATCCATCTTGAGGTGATGTTTCTTCTGGAAGTAAGTATCTATCTTTTAAAGTTGTCTTACCAAAATCAGTAAGTAATTCATCTCTATTATAATCTATTGTCATTATTTATTTCATCTTTGTTTTTTATGTTTAAAAATTTTTGTCTATCTATTGTTAAATAATTAATTTCTATTGGGTCAAATTTATCTAATGCTTTAAATACAATTTCTTTATTTAGTTTACTGCAAGTGTAGACATCTAATTGAATAACAGCAGGACTGTCTTCGTCCCATGAATGTAAAGCTATGTGTGATGTTTCAATAGCTTGTATACAAGTCAAACCTCTGTTACCTTTTTTATCTACATAAACAGCAACAGTTTCACCTAATGGTTTCATGCCTAAATTATCTACTAGAGTTCTAACCCATGCTTTAATTGTATCTATCTGTATAGGAGGACGTTTAACAGTTGCCCTAATTAAGATATGTTTATGTTCAAGCATTAAGCCTCATACTTATCTAATATGAATTGCACATATTGTTTGCATTTTTTAAGGTCTTCTATGCCACCTTTTTTACGCCAACGTGTTATGTATTTAACAACATTACCTTCACAAAAATCTAATTTATTAGAAATAATATAATCAATAGGTTCTATTTTATTGTTAGCATAGTGAGGTGGTTCTTTTATTAAATCTTCCATAACTTAACCTTCCCTGTTTTCTTATTGTATTCACCATGTCTTAAAATGTGTGCGACCCTAGCCTGTTGTAGAGCTTCTTTCTCTGTGTAACCTTTTTCTTTATAGATGCCTTTAACTATCTTCCATAAATCAGGAAGTCTTACGTTAGTATATTTACTAATTAATTTTTCAGCAGTTTTAATACCTACTCCTTCAATACCATCATAACCATCAACCTTATCTCCTGTTAAAACTTGAAGCATAAAATTATAGTTAGCTATCTTCTCTGGTATCTCTTCAGTAGAACTACCATCATTAGATAAAGTACAAGGAATTGTACGCATGTCTTTATCAATACTAACAAGTATTCTCTCTTCAGTAGTCGCAGGTTCAGTTGCCATAATACCCATGACATCATCTGCTTCTAAATTATCCCACATAACACCATTATGTTTTTCCATAATGTGTTCACGCATAGCTTTTAATACTAAAGGTTTACGTTTTTCTTTTCTGTTTGATTTATAAGTAGGAAGAATATCTTTACGAAAATTATTCTTATCTGTTAACGCTACCACATAATCATCTGCTGATAAGTTAGCACCTAAATCCTCTATGACTAAATCAAGTTGACTTTTACAAGCCTTCTCATCTGAATGTAATGTCCATAACCCATCACCCCAGTTTGTTTCTATCTCATTATTAGTTGCAATTTGATAAGCAAGTATGTCTCCATCAATAACGAGAACTTTCTTTTTCTTATACATTTATTTTACTATCCTTTGTTGCATAGATTTGGTTAAATTTTTTGGCATAAACATTTCGGCTAAAGGTATAAGAACAAACTTACTTCTAAAGCCATCACCACCTGCTTTTAATGTGCTGATATATTTCTTTGCCAATCTTTTGATTGTCTTTGTGTCAAAGATTAATCTACAATAATCTTTATCTCCTTCTGCTAGGATATGTACCCAGTAGTCAGACTTTGTAGCCATAACACCTGAAGGTTTACCATTACATTCCATCTCAATGGCAATGTTTCCAGTCTTAAACCACCAGTCTCTTTCTGTCTTAACTTCTATTTTAGATTTATCTTTATCAAGTATAGAAGCTAAACGCTTTTCTCTTTCCTGACCATACTTTAGGTCAAGGTCAAATTTTTTATTATACATTAATGTGTTCCACTCCAATCGGTTGAGACTTTGTATTCACCTGTTAGAGGAACTCTTAATTTGTAGTGTTCACCTGCTCGTTTAATACAATCTACTGCTATCTTACCAATAGCATCAGCGTCTTTTGCATCACACTCAACTTGTATTTCGTCATGTACCCATACAACTTGTTGTGCATTGTTAAATTTTTTGATTTCTTTGTTAAATTCTACTAGCCATCTCTTACATAGAATTGCTCCTGCTGATTGCAAAAGTGTATTGAGTGCGGCATAGCTGTTTCTAACTTTAATATCTCTTTTGTCTAAACCTTTTATATATCCACGTTCAGCCGCAGACTGCACACCTTCAATAAGTTTGTGCAATGCAGGTAAGTTATTTAAAAATCTTTTCTTAATCTTTCCTGCTTCTTTAAAAGGTTTCCCTATTACTTCAGAAATCTTTTTGACTGAACCACCATATAAAAAACAATAGTAAAATCTTTTTGCAAGGTCTCTGCTATCAAGCCCTGCTAATTTCTGTGTCTCTGTGTGTATGTCTCCTTCAAGTGCAACTTTGGTGTACTCACCATTGTCAAACTTTGACATAAAATGACAGAGCATCATTACTTCTAATGAACTTACATCAATACCAACTAATCGTTTACCTTCTGGTACTGTAAATAATTCTCTACACTCTTTACCATAAGGTGCAGACGTACTAACAACCTGTCCTAAATTTGGAAAAGAATGACTAGCTCTTTGTGTTACACAAGAGTTAGTATTACATGTGCCATGTATCTTACCATTGCGTTCATGTTTTAACCAAGCCTGTGAACCAGTAGCTATTTGTGCAATTCTTTTATTTAATAAAAAGTGTTCAGCTAATATTTTAGCTTCAGGATATTTTAATTGAGATAATATTTTATCATCTAACTTTGCTTTACCATCTGAAGTAAATTCTTGTGCGTCCCACCCATACTTTTCTTTTAATCTTTCTGCTATGTGATGACGTGAACTAGGATTAAATACTATAACTAAATCTTTTAATCTTTTACCTGTCTTTGTAGACCATCTTTCTTTTACAATAGGTTTAAATACTTTTTGTAAATCTTCTTCTAGCTCTACACTTCTAGCTTTTAATTTAATATATAACTCTTCAGCTTTAACTCTATTAAAACTAAATCCATACTGTTCTTGTTTGAATATTAATTGTGCTACTTCATGTTCTAAATCCATAGCTTCTTGTGAGTAACCTTTTTCTTCTATTACTTTATATAATTTATAAGTTACCTCTGTGTCTTGCTTACAATACTCTAGCATTTCAGGTGTGAATGTTTGCCAGTCAGTTTCTAACTGTTCTTTGTACTCACCTATTCTATTACCCCATGCTTTTAATGAGTGTTTACCTATACAATCTTTAGGAAAGTCCTTAATTGAAAAGTCTTTATCTTTAATGTCTGAATAAAGTAATCTTGTTCCTACTAAAGTGTCAAAAATTTTTTGTCTAAAATCAAAGTTATATAATTTCTGTAATACTGGAATATCAAACTTAATAATATTGTGTCCTACTATTAAATCTGCTTCTTCTAGTTTTTTAATAGCACTCTCATTATCTAATGTAAGTATTTCACCACTGTCTATATTTTTAAGTACAATACAATGTACTTTTGTGCAGGTGTGTAAAAATCCATCTGTTTCAATGTCAAATATATATCTCAAACTTTAATCCTTTTAACTTTTAATACGTTTACTGAAGGCATTGTTGTTATGTTTCCAACATCACCTAGTGTTCCATTGTCTTCAAAATTTACATCTCCAACAATTATGTGAACATCTTTGTCTGCTTTAATTAACCAACCTGTTGTAATACAAATAGTAACTTTACTATTCTTTGCGTCTTTAAGATTAACCCAACTTGAATTTGAGTTGATGTCTTTCCAATGTACTTTTACAAAAGGTGCATTCAACACTTGTTTAGTTATTTCTGGTAGTTTCATAATTAGTGTAACGTGTGTAGCTTAACTTGAATATACATAGCCGCTTCCTCTCCTTGTATTGCCATATTAGTTAAAGCATCTTCCACCATGATTGCTGAAGTTTCTTTTCCAACATCTAGTGTGATAACTTTTTTATATTTTTTTGCTTTTGCGATAGCATCTAAAATAATAAATGACCAAGACATTGCTTTGTCTCTAGTCATTCTTGGTGGTTTCTTAATAGTCATCTAAAACATCAGGAGATGTTTCTGAAAGACAACCAGTTGATAAATCATATAGTAGTGTACCTGCGTTGCCTGTCTCACCTGAAAATCTGTTTTTAAGTATTGTAACTTTTGCTAATTTCTTATCTGATTTGATGTCCCTAGATAGCGACAAAATTAAATCGGAGAGCTGACCTATACTGGCACTACCTCTCAAACTATTCATAGTAACATCTTTTCCATCTTCAAAACCTTTGTCTCCTTCTGACCTACGAAGATGTGAAACTAATATTAAACCAATACCTGTTTCTTCTACTAATGTTCTTAATTTACTTACAAAGTAATCAATAAGTTTTCTTTCATCACTTGTATGTTCATCACCCAATGCAGATAAAGCCATGTGTAAATGGTCTAA